GGTATGTCAGTCGAAAAATTCAGTTCCATATTCGCCGGCTTGGAGCAGGCATACGGGACTTTTAAAATAGAGAAAAAGACGCAAAGCGGCAAGAACGCCGGTAAAGCGTCAGTTGTTCGAGAAACACGGACCACGGAACTATGGGAAGGCCATTTGTCTGGAGAAGGCAAGGGCATTGGTATTATTCCGATTAACGAGGACAACAATTGCGTCTGGGGCTGTATCGATATCGATCAGTACCCCTTGGACCACGCCGACCTCGTTTCAAAAATCAGGCAGGCCAAACTGCCGCTCGTTGTATGCCGATCAAAGTCTGGGGGCGCGCATTGCTTTTTGTTCGCGTCCGAATGGATCACGGCCAAGGTTATGCAGGAAACACTGCAATACATCTCTACCGCGCTTGGCTACGGTAACAGCGAGATATTCCCCAAACAGGTCAAATTACATTTAGATCGTGGGGACATTGGTAACTTTCTAAATCTACCGTACTACGACGCAGAAGACGGCCTACGCTACGCAATTAAAGACGATGGGACCTCTGCTACTCTGGAAGAGTTCTATGCGCTCTACGACGCGCATGTGCAGACTCCGGAGCAAATCTCTGCGTTAACGACAGAAGCAAACAACTCCGACATCATCATCAAAGATGGACCGCCGTGTTTGCAGTATTTGTGCAAAGAAAAAATCTCCGAAGGAGGCAGGAACAATGGATTATTCAATCTCGGGGTCTATTTACGGAAAGCGCACCCCGAAGAATGGCAAAGTAAGATACTTGAGTACAATGCCCAGTATCTGGCTCCGCCCTTACCACTCCCAGAAGTTAATACTGTTGCGGGCCAACTTGAGAAAAAAGATTATGCCTACCGGTGTTCTGATGCGCCCATATGTGCCCACTGCAACAAAGACCTCTGCCAAACGCGCAAGTTCGGTATTGCGACCGCGGCGGCAGGTGCCGCGATTGCGAATCTCCGCAAATACAACTCGACACCGCCTGTCTGGTTTATGGACGTTAATGGGGAGCCTTTGGAACTCGACACTGACGCGCTCCTATCGCAACCAACTTTTCAAAAAGCGTGTATGGAACAGCTTAACTTCATGCCGCGGACTACATCGAAACAGAATTGGGAGAGCCGGATTAGCACTCTAATGAGCGAGATGCGGGATAACGAGAGCGCCATCATGGAGGTGTCACAGGACGCATCGACCTCTGGTCAGTTCTATGACTACCTTGAAGAGTTCTGTCGTCATCTACAGCAAGCGCAAGACAAAGAAGAGATCTTGCTCCGCCGCCCTTGGACCGATGAAGAAAGCAACAAAACGTTTTTTCGGCTCAAGGATTTTGAAGCACATCTGCGGAAGAATAAGTTTTTTGAATTTAAATCTCACAAGATTGCTCAACGCTTACGGGATATTAGCGGCGAAAGCACGGTGCTGAAGATCAAGGGGCGGTCTGTCCGCGTCTGGTCTATCCCTGCGTTTGAGTCAGCAGATATCGATCTGAAACCGAAGTTTAACCAAGAGGAGGCGCCATTCTGATGTTGAAAGCAGATGGGTTGGATGAAGCGATTATTGGCGTCGGTCATCGGTGCGGAGACCCTTCAGTCGTGATCTACGACTTGGAGAAAGCCGTGCAGATCGTGCAGGAAGAATTGAACTGCGAAATATGGGAAGCCATTGAGTATTTCAACTTCAATATTCTGGGTTCATACATGGGCGAACACACGCCGATATTCATGGAATCCGTCAACGGGCTCGCTGAATTACAAGACTGGGTGGAGAGCAATGGAAACTAAACAAAGAGATTACCAAATCTACGAAATGAGAACGAAGTACTACATGACCATGACTGCCATAGGGAAACGCGTCGGCCTTTCAAGAGAGCGTGTGCGGCAGATTGTCAAAAAGGTTGGAGAAAACTTAGGGGATTACAAAAATGTTCAGAATATTCGGGCCTCCCGGAACCGGTAAAACAACTACGCTATTGAACATGGTAGACAAGGCGCTTGAATCCGGCATACAGCCGCAGGAGATTGCCTTTCTTGCGTTCACAAAGAAAGCGGCAACAGAAGCCAAGGAACGTGCGGCCGAGCGGTTTGGGCTTGATGCGAAGAACGACCTCGTCTTTTTCCGCACACTGCACAGCCTTGCCTTGTCGATGACCGATGTCAGTGCCGACAAGGTTATGCAACCAGAGCATTACAAGGAACTGAGCCATGCCATTGGCGTGGAACTATTCAGCTCCAAGCAGGGCTCTGATGATTTCATGGATCTGGCCAAAACAAATGACCCGCTATTAGGGCTGATTAACTTGGCACGGTTACGAAAAATTGATCTGCGTAAGCAATACAACGAAAGCGACCTCGATGTAGATTGGAACATTGTTAAGTACGTTGACGAATCCTTACGCAAGTACAAGACCATGTACGATCTATCCGATTTTACGGACATGTTAGAACAGTTCGTTGTTCAGGCACCGACGTTTAAGCACCGTTTTAAGCTGACGTTTCTCGACGAAGCGCAGGATTTGTCGCCGCTCCAGTGGGACATCGCGCATATTCTGGATGACATGTCCGACAAGATGTACTGCGCGGGCGATGACGACCAAGCGATCTATCGATGGGCAGGGGCTGACGTGGATCACTTTATTAATCTGGACGGCGGCTCTGAGATTCTTGCTCAGTCGTACCGCGTACCGTCATCAGTCCACGCTGTGGCTGAGAATATATCTAACAGAATCAGACGCCGCTTCCCGAAACGCTACGAGCCAAAGAAAGATCGTGGTCAGGTCTCACGCATCTCGACCATCGATGGAGTCGATATGGCTGACGGATCGTGGTTGATTTTATCGCAGGCAGGCTATCAGTTGACGCCAGTGGCTAACGACCTCAAGTCAAATGGCTACCTGTTTACCTACCGCGGACACCGGTCCATCTCTGAAAAAGTAGCGGACGCCGTCAACGGTTGGGAAGCTTTGCGTAAAGGACGCGAAGTGTCTGGCAAGACGGCGCGGAACATTTACTCGTTTATGAGCGGCAAAGAACGTGTGGCGCGTGGGTTTAAGAAACTGCCTGCACTCCAAGATGAAGACATGGTGGATCTGAATACGCTAATCGCGGACCACGGACTCAGTGCTGACAAGGACATGATCTGGCACGTCGCGATGGACAAACTGCCAGAACAAGATCGAGCGTACATCATTGCGCTACTGCGTCGCGGCGAGAAGTTCAATGGCGAGCCTCGCATTACGGTGTCCACGATCCACGGGTCAAAAGGTGGCGAAGCGGATAACGTTGTACTTTTTACAGATTTATCTCCGGCGGCAGAGAAAGCGGCACGGAATAATCCAGACGACTTACACCGTGTGTTCTACGTCGGTGTGACAAGGGCGAGAGAAAACCTGTTCATTGTTGAACCGGAAGATGTATCGAGGAGTTACGAACTATGAAGTTTGAAATTTGGTACGACAACAAGTGTTGGTACACCTTCCCAACACTGCAAGAGGCAGAAGAACAACTCAAAAAGATACAGCGTCTTTTTGAAGGTAAGTTTGAGATCCGGAGGATGTGGATATGACGCACCCGAAACATCATGAGGGCACTTCGGTTGAAGAAATCATGAGTTACTGGAGCAGAGGCCGGTCTGTCAAAGAAACCGCAGAACACTTTGATAAAAGCTATCGAGTGATCGAACAAATGGTAGCTCGGTACTCATACCGCTATGAACGGGCATTTAATTTTCCGCACATTATCCACGCAAAGAGGTTTGGAGCATGAATCGAGAAGAAGTATTAGAGCTTGCAGGGGATCTGACCTCTGCGATACGAGACGAGGTTTACGGTGACCCGATCACGAACCACGAGCGTATTGCTGATCTATGGTCTGCGATTCTGAACATCGACATCACCAAGGAAGAAGTCGTGCTATGCATGATTGCAGTCAAGATGAGCCGGCTGTGCCGATCACCAGAACACGCCGATTCTTGGGTAGACATTGCCGGTTATGCGGCAATCGGCGGGGAGATGACCGATGAGCGGTAAAGGCGATAAGCCACGTCCAGTGGACAAGAAGAAGTACGACGATAATTTCGAGCGTATTTTCAAAAAAGATACAGCGTCTTTTTTTTTGTTTTTTTGAGATCCGGAGGATGTGGATATGAATCGAGAAGAAGTATTAGAGCTTGCAGGAGATTTGACCTCTGCGATACGAGACGAGGTTTACGGTGACCCGATCACGAACCACGAGCGTATTGCTGATCTATGGTCTGCGATTCTGAACATCGACATCACCA